GCTACTGCATGTCTTAATGTAAACATATTATTTCTTTTTAGATCCCCATATTCTAAATGAATATCCTAATATAGGGGTTTTGTTAAATGGATCATATCCTAATGTGTAAGTAACTCTGTCTGTTGAAAACATAATTACTGGAGAAAGCATTTTAGTACTTACTAATAAACCACCATGTAATGAATACTTACTTGGTAAATATATTATACTATCTTTCTTAATTACTGTACTAGTATTATCATAAATTACTAAAGGAACTTTAAGTTTAACATTAGTAATTTGACTTCTTAAAATACCTTGAATAGTTGTTTGAGTATATAAGTCATATTCTTTTTTTACAATAGTATCATTATAAGTTAGTACGTTATTACAATCTACAGAATCTAAAGGTACCCACATAGTATCATGTTTAGGTACATATTTAAAAATAAACTTATTTAAATATAATGTATCCTTATTAAAGACAGTATCTCTAGTATGTGTTACAACTGTATCAATTCTAGGTAATAATACTTTACTATCTCTATTTTTACCACAAGATCTACCAAGTAAGAATACTATAGCAATTCCTATTATTACAAATATAAGTAATGAATTTTCTAAAAATCTTTTATACATTTTTATCAATTTTAGATTCTGTAAAAAAGTTTGTTAAAAATTTACCCATTACTCCAAGTACAATAGCTGATCCAATTAATATTTTTAACTCATGTTCAGAATATACTTCTTTTAATTGATCAAAAGCAATTAAACCACCACCACCAAATAAAGCAGCAACAGCTAATAATGAATCTCCTATTTTTCGCATTTTAATACTAGTTGGTTTCCAGTAATTTTTAATTAATTTATTCATAATATTTCCATTTATACCCGTAGGCTGTTACACACTTAGAACCATCTTTTCTTATATGATTTTTACATACTTTTATTAAATTTCCTTTAGACCAATTATTAGTAGTACAACACTTGCAAATTGAATCCCATATCTTTATTTTGTTATTGTTTAAATCTAATTGTATTATTTTTTTATATTGAAAAGATTTTGGTTTTTTATTATCTCTTTTTTCTTTATTTTTAATTCTTAATAATTTAGCATCATTACTATTAAATTTACTATAATAACCAATTTTATTATCTAAATTTAATTTACTTATTTTATCTTTAGTTTCTTGAGAAAGAATTTTTCCTAAATGTTTTATTGATATTTTTTTCTTTATTTCAGAAGTCATTTCTATACCATCTCCACCTTCAGTCATATTTACTAATTTAAAACCTATCATTTTAAAATATCCAATATAAAAAATCTCTTCATTTTTCCAATTGTTTTTATTTATTATTTCTAACAATTCAATTTCTGGAGTTAATCCTTGTTTTTTTAAAGATTTAATCCAACTTACTCTTTTATTTATTTTTTTATCACACAAGTGTTGGGATAATCTTTTAGATAGTTCATTTATAGTTTTGCCCACATATCTAACTTCTTTGGTTACTGGATGAGATAATGTGTATATTTTAACCATATTTAAATATATTTTTCATATTATCTTCCTTGAGAGTTATACTTTTTTTTACATTCTTTCTTATTAGGGTGCTTCTTAGCTTTACCACTACCTTTTACTTTTTTAACTAAAGCAGTAATACTTGATTCTTTTTTTGCCATTTTATAAAGTTTTATCTATTATTTGAATTTCATATTCATCATACTTTTTTAACTCAGTCATTAACTTAGTTAAAGCCGGAGTACTTGTACCACCTTTAATACAGTTCAATCCTCTAGTACCTACTAAGATACAACCATGCGTATCTGCAGGAATATTACCTGTGTGAATAAGAACTCCTTCATATCCTTCAATACCTATTAATCTAGGTAATAATTTTTTAAATCTAGGAGAAATATTTATAATCATTTTATAAATACCTGAAGGTATAGCAGTTTCACCATAAACTTTTACTTCACCTTTATCAGATAAATCACCATCTCTGTTGATATCTCTACAAGTATCTTCTAAAGTATCACATATAAATATATCATTTACATATAATTTTCCAATAGTAGACTTACTTGTATAACTATCTCTATTTAATTTTAATATTGCTTTCATTATTCAACATAGTTTTCTAAATTAATAGCATTTGGCAAAATAGCCTTTGGTTGGTTAAATATTACTTCTTTTGATTGCTTTTGTTTATTTTCTAATTCAGATATTCTGTATTCCAATTTATCATTTGCATAATAAATCTTTTGTTTAATTAATGCTATATCAGTTTTAATATCAGAAGCCCAATTAAAAGCAGTTATTATAAATGTTGCTACTGTTAGAACTCCGATTACTTTAGGTATTGTAAAATTGTTTTTAGGTGCGGTCATAGGACGTTATAAGTTTAAATTTTGAAGTTTTAAAATTAATTCATTTACTGATTCTTTATTATTAAAATCAGTTACTACTATGTCAGTTGGTTCTACTACTAAGTCAGGTACTTCAGTACTAGATATTAACTCCATTACAAAGTCCCCATCTACTAAGATTGGATTACCTTCACTATCTAATTTCTTTGAGTATATTTCGTTGAATGCCATAATTGTTATTGTTGTTTAAGTAAAACGTAAGGAGCAAAACCAACCGAATCATAGTAAAATGTAATGGCTGGGAATGTTGCAGGAGGAGTGCCGTAAGTATAAGATGCCAATAAATAAAGTACATAATTGCTAGTACTTGAATTATAGTAAGTTTTTTCGCTAACTGAATAATAAGCTAAATTAATAGTTGCTGAACTAACCTGAACGCCAATATGATAAACCACATTTTCAGTCATAGTAAATGGAGTAATTGTCCCCTCTTTACGCCCAGCACTTGTACACGCTATATTCCCACTATCTACTAACAAAGTGTTTGGTAACCCATTTAAATCTGACCATATTGAAATTCTAACATTTCCGCCAGCAACTCCAACATTACAATAAACTGATAAGCTAGTTATAATACAAGTTTTTCTATTATCAATTCTTTGAGAACTTAAATAACTATTTAATCCAGCGGTTCCTGTAGTTGTACCATATCCTTTTTTAGCTGGCATATAAGAACCACTAAATACTAATTGATCTAAATATGATAGTACACCCTTAGTTGCTAACCCAGCATTAACAGCATCAACAGTAGGGTACTTAGTAGCTGTTCCATCAACTGCTAATGAGTCCTGTTTGTTTATTATTAACTCACTTAATGGAGTTGGTGATACAGTTAAAGGAATTGGAACTAAAGAACGTACTGGAATAGAGCCTCCAAATTGAAAATCATAAGTAGGGGCAGAACCTCCTACTATTCTACTTCCATAAAACTTTAATACAATTCTATCGGTTGCTAAAAATATACCATCATTCCATAATGCAGTTGCTGAAAATTGAGCATAAACACCATTAAAAACAGGAGGAGTATTTCCCGAAGTAGTGATTAAAGTTTCAACTCCACCGATAGTTCTTTTGTAAACTTCAAAATAAAATTCAGCATCTCCCGTTCCTGCCGTCCTTCTAATATTTCCAATTGTTGTTATATTTAAAACACCAGGATTACCAACTATTACATTTGACGAAGTTATTAAACTAGAAATAAATTGATTAGTAGTTGTGATTGAGCCTGTACTTACATCTACCGCAGTTGTATTATAGTCTATATCTGTAATGCTACTTACTAATTTAACGTAAGTAGGAACATCACTTGCTTTATTTGTAGCATATAAAATAAGATTAGAAGGTAAATCATTTAAAGAGATAAAAGGATTGCCATCGTCGCCGTCGTTAATTAATTCAGATGTTTTAGTTGGAATATCATTTACTGTTGCAATTTCAACTCCATTTTTTAAAACACTTGGAGCGTTTAATTCAATTAAATTATCATTATAAATAAGAGTTTTAGCATTAGATATATAAACTTCTCCACCATCACCTATTAAATCAATATTAGAATCTACAATATTTAAAGCTGATACAAAACCATCACTTTGAATTTGAATACCAGCAGTAGTATTACCCGATGCTAATACTTGTGCTAATGTTGGAGTTCCACCACCACCAGCTCCATTAATATTTGCAGTTTCAATTATATTATCATAAGTTAAATTACTATAATAAATAGCTTTGATTCTAATTGAATAAATTAATGCTACATTAGGATCAGTATAAACTCCTGAAGCAACCCATGCACCAGTAACTACATTTAAACTTGCAGTTACCGCCGCACCTGAAACTGTAGTAGGGCTTTCATACGTTGGCTTATTGTTAGCATCAATTTTTGACAATATCGCATTGCCTGATAAACCAAACTCATCCGAGTTAATTGTTCCTTGGCTAGGGACAACGAGGGTTCCGCTTGCTCCTTGGATAACCTCATAATATGTGACCTTATATTCATTGTTTTCTAATATTGTTACACGAGGAGGTAATGAAGGGTCACCACCTGGTGAGGTGTATATTTTACGATAATTTTTTAAAACACTGCTCATAATTATTAAATTTATTAATTAGTTTGTTAATAAATTATATAACTATTTATAATATTGTATGTGTAAAGTGTGTGTACCAGCTGCTATTTGAATAGCTCTAAAGTTTACTAAATTAGAAGCACCTGTAATATCAAAAGTATCTAAGTTACTTCTACTCATACCATCAGTTGCAGAAGGAGGAGTTACTAAATTTAATTCTAAATAACGAATAGCTGGTGTAGTTAAACTTGATTCAACAGTTATTAAAGCATAAGTAGCTCCAGTAGGAATAGTTAATCCTACAACAGTACCTGCTACTGTTAATTTTTGATAACCAAACGCTAATAAGTTAGACTTATTAATTTTTACCAATTCTGCAAGAAAACTCTTGCTTTGATTTCCAAATAAATTACTCATTTTGTTTTATTTTATTATGTTAATTGGCAAGGACATATCTCACAAGCCAACATTAATTTATTAATTACTATATCTAACTCTTCTGAAGTTAAACAATTTTCTGGATAAGTTGTTACTTCTGTACCACAAAAACCTGGCTGTAATTCTTCTCCAACTATTTCTGTAAAAGGTTCAGCAATAGATAAAGTTAATCCACTTACTGTACAATCTAAATCAAAAGTATACATACAAACTATGTCACGAA